AGGTGCCGGTCTCAATACATTTTCTACCGGTGCGTCGACGCTAGGGTCTCAAGGGTTTGGTGCGTTGGGCTCTGCTTTGGGTACAGTTGGTAAATTAGCCGGAGCATTAAACAATTTATCAAATCCTAGCCAGCTAATCAGTAATTTAAGAAGCATAAATTTACCAGCAGGCGGCAATGCTATGGGACAAATTGCCAGTGCTGGTGCTCAATGGAGCGGCCGTGAAGGAGACAATGATTGGAGAGTACGTCTAAGTTTGCCTACGACAGAAATTTTTTCTGGAAGTCCTGTGTTGCAACCTTTGAGAAATGCAGGCGGCATGATATTTCCATATACTCCGGGAATCAATATCAGTAGTTCGGCTGGATACGAGGAAACTAGTATTACACATCAAAACTATAGTTTTCTAAATTATAATAATAGTAAACAAGATCAAATTACAATCACTGCTCCGTTTCATGTCGAGGATGCAGTACAAGCTCAATATTGGTTAGCAGCCGTACACTTTTTTAGATCATTAACCAAGATGTTTACAGGAGACTTAGGTGCCGCAGCTGGCAATCCGCCACCCATTGTTTTATTAAATGGATACGGCGATTACGTTTTTAAAAACATTCCTGTGGTAGTTAAAAATTTCTCTATAGAGTTACCAACAGATGTTAATTATATTGCTACCACAGTAGGTAAAAGTTTTGCGTCCTCTGGATTTTTCGGACCAGTAGGTCAGCCTAAGAGTCCGTGGAGTATTGGCCGTACTTCAGCAGGCATAGCAGGTTTAGCAGGTGCATTAGGAAATGCTCAAGTTGCTCAAATAGCAGGCGGCATTGCATTAGGAGCAGGAGTATTAGGTGCATTACAAAATGCAAAAAATAGTAATAGCTTTACTAATAATCCTTTTACAGGAGGATCAGTAGGCGGTGCTAGCCATGTTCCAGTAAAAAGTTCAATGACGGTTCAATTAATGCCAATATACAGTAGAGAAAGTATGCGTAAATTTAATCTTTCAGATTTTGTTAACGGCAAGTATGTTAATAATAAAGTAGGATACTTATAAAATGGCCACATATAAAAAAACTAGTCCATGGGCAGATACTCCTGTTCAGAATAATTATTTGGAAGTATTAAGAATAAGACCAGTTAGTGCCGAACCAGATGATTTTTTATATACCATTGAACCCCAATACACTTACAGGCCTGATCTGTTAGCTTATGATTTATATCAAGATGCTAAACTTTGGTGGGTGTTTATTCAGAGAAATTTAGATGTGTTACAAGATCCTATATATGATTTTGTACCAGGTATTCAAATTTATATACCTAAGGGTGATAGTTTAAAAAGAGTGTTAGGACTATAAAATGGCACAGTATAAAGAAGTAGTAAGTTTTAGACCTGAAAATAATACTGGTTCTACAACAGCTAAGACTGGTAATACTGCTCTTAATAATAGCAGTGCAGTAGCAGGAATTACTAATTCTACAGCAGATTTAGAAAAACTTAAAAAATCTATTATTAGCAATAGCACTAGTATGGGCAAGAACATTACTAGCCAAGTTGCTGGAGTAGCACAATCTCCTTTGAGTCCTACTGCTAATCAATCAATTTTAAATTTAAAAGACGCTTCTAGTTTTCAAACAAAAGTTAAAGCAGATTTAAAACCTCCTTTACCTAACATTTTAAGTTATTATTCGAGTTTTAATTATGTGTTTACATTGAGTGTGTTAACACAAGAGCAGATAAATTTTCCAGATTCGACTTATAAAAAAGGTATCTACGGTCCTTTAATTTTAAGAAGTGCAGGCGGTGCACCAGATAAAGAATTAGTAGGCACGCAATATGGAAAATATGATTTTTATATAGACGATGTTAATGTAGACAGTGTGATAGGATTGGATAAAGCTACAGGCAACACTAACGCAACTGGCTTCAGGTTTAAAATTATTGAACCATACAGTATGGGTTTGTTTTTTCAGTCCATGCAAGCAGCAGCCTTAGCTTCCGGTTATTTAAACTATCTTGATGTTCCGGTATTGCTTACCATTGAGTTTAAAGGCCATGTATTTGACAACGAGACGCAATTACAAAACGTTCAAATTGATAACACTACTAGACATTTTCCTCTTAAATTAACCACTCTTAATATGAAAGTAACTGGTAAAGGCACCACATATGATGTAGAAGGTTATCCATTTAATGAACAAGCATTTAGTACAGAATTCAATCAGATCAAATCAGATGTGCATTTTTATTGCGACGACAAAGGGCCATTTACTATTCAGAACATGTTACAAACTGGCGAACAAAGTTTGCAATATGTATTAAATGATTATCTTAAGAAACGAGCTAAAAAAGGAGAAACTCCAAATCAAATTTTAATTTTGTTTCCGTCGGATAGAAGTTCTGATCATAATGTTAGTAATACGACACCAAACGAAAAACAGGATCGACCAGCTGCCATAAACCCTAACGATAATAGCAGTAAATCAGTGCTGAAAAAATTAGGAGTTACGGCAGGCACGGGAAAAAATACCACGCTAGTTCAAGCTACAGGTGATAGTTCGGTTAATAAGATTGGCCAAGAATTAATGGGATTTAATCCCTACAACAAAGGCGAATCCCCGTTCCCAAAAGATAATGCAGTATACGATCCTGAAACACAATCTATCGTAAGAGGCAATATAACAATTAATTTGTCAAATTGTAGTTTTAAATTTAAACAAGGTACTAGTGTAGTAGATATTATTAATAGAACAATCTTATTAAGTGATTATGGAAGAAAAGCATTAGATACTGCACAGCGTACTAAAACAGGAAAAATTACTTGGTGGAGAATTGAAACACAGACTTTTTTATTAGATAACGATGAAAATACTGTAACCGGAGTTAAACCTAGATTATTAGTCTACAGAGTTGTACCATATGAAGTAGATAGTAGTTATGTTTTACCAGTCAATACACAGCGTCCTCAACTTGATAATTTAAAAAAAGAAGCATTAAAACATTACGATTATATCTATACTGGAAAAAATACAGAAATATTAGATTTTAACATAGAATTTAATGCAGGTTTTTATAGAGCATTGAATGCTGACGGCGGAGGAAATAACGAAGGGCAAACTGTTCAAGCATCTAGTAGTGCAGTAGCAAATCTGCCTGCTAACGATCAACTTAAATATAAAGTTATTTCTCAAGGAGTTAGCGGATCGTCTCCGGCTACACAAGCCACACCTCAAAAACAAGTTAACACTAATATTAAAACAAAAACTTATAACATCGGCGGCGGCGGCCTTGATGATGCCACTGTTGTAGCAGCTACACAGTTTCAAGAATTAATCACTAACGGTGTTGACATGATTAATTTGGATTTAACTATTTTAGGTGATCCTTATTATCTAGCCGACAGTGGCATGGGAAATTATTCTGCAAAAGGAGTAGATAATTTTACTTGTATTAATGCAAACGGGTCTGTAAATTATCAAGATACACAAGTTGTTGTACAAGTTAATTTTAGAACTCCTATAGATGTTAATTTGAATACAGGATTCTATAATTTTGGTGATACAAAACCAGTTACACAGTTTAGCGGATTATACACTATAATAGAAGTAAGTAGTGCGTTTTCAAGAGGATCATTTAAACAAGTGTTAAAGATGATTAGGATTCCAAATCAAGATAATCCTAAAGCAGAGACTGGAGCTCCGGTTAATACTTTGTCTAATCAAATAAAAGATCCTACTATTAAAGAAACAAATAATAACGGGTTGGAAACTATTACTAAGAAGAATAATAATGTTAATTCTACTCCGCCAAATCCTAGTTTACCAGGTGTAGTTAATACAGGAGGATTTACAATATAATGTCAGACGTAAGAGAATCAACAGGTCAACCGTCAAAATATGATGGCCCAGTCTGGGCACGAGTAGTTAGTAATGTAGATCCGACTTATATGGGCGGATTAGAAGTGCAGATTATGCGTGAAGTTGGTAACGACGACGATGTTTCAGGACAGATTGTGCCAGTAAAATATCTAAGTCCCTTTTTTGGATCCACTGCGAAAAAATTTGTTACAGATCAAGAAAATTACGACAATACACAAAAAAGTTTTGGAATGTGGTTAGTGCCTCCTGATGTAGGAACTTGGGTTGTTTGTATTTTTATCAACGGCGATTATAGAAAAGGTTATTGGATTGGTTGTGTATTAGAAGAAAATATGAACTTCAGTGTGCCCGGACATGCAGCAACTAAGTTTAAAGTTGAAGGCCTTGCAGACAGAGTTCCTGTAGCAGAATAT